GAAACGGTCGACGGTCCAATATTGGACAACACAAGCAAACCCTAAGTTTGATACCAACAAGAGAATTCCATCTCCTTGGGGCGGTTTCGTCGACGCTCCTATGCCCAAACCAATCAGAGGCTATCAACTAAAGAAACCTAAATCTCCGGGCATCCCTAAAGAGACCCAAGAGCGTCTACGCTATCTAGCCCCCCTTGCCAGATTGTTCCGAAGTGGTATGTCGTCGACATCCCTAAATGGATTAGCCAACTCAGAGATGAACGAGATAGTTCAAGACCTATACAATAAGAATGTCAAGATTGCTGAGATTGCTAAGGCAGCGGGCGTTACAAGCAGAGCAATTGCTCGCAGACTAGGAAAGTAATACCAATGCGAATAGTTCACGATGTATTCCCTTGCCACCTAAGCGTTGCCCCAGCCACTTATGTTGAGAGCATCAGGTCTAAGGGAAACCCAGACGAAGTTTTTTACCGAGACATCACTCGTGTTGTTTTAGTTGAAGACGAGATAGGTCTGACCATTTGGGTTGCTCAAGACGCACCTAATGGACCACAAATTATCTTTCAAGAGCGTCTAGCAGAGTTCATCAAGGCAGATAAGCCAGAGCAAGACGCACACGCTACGACCGTCAGCGGTAAGACACTAGCGTTTTCAAAAGACAACAACTGCGGATGTGGCTCTAGGCTCAAGAGTTGGAACCCTTATCGCACACTTCACTCAGTAAAGGACCAGTTTTGAATATAGACCTTCTTACTTTCATAATCTTATGTTTGGCAACTTTTAGAATTACCAGACTTTTTGTCTCCGACTACATCTTTGAGTTCTTGCGTAATTGGATTTGGAAAAAGTTTCCGCCAGACACTTGGTTCGGTTATTTGTTCACTTGTACTTGGTGTACAAGCATTTGGATTTCATTGGGTGTTGTAATTTGCTATACAATAGTTCCTATGGCAACCACCATAGTTGCACTTCCGTTTGCATTGTCGGCGGTTGCCTCCCTAATTTCCAAGCGTCTAGACGACTAACAGTAGGAGAATAACTTTGGGCGTTTTCAGGCGTGATAAGTCAGCAACACAGAATGCTCCGACAAGGGGTATTCGTGCGTCTGCTCCAATCACTAATAATCTACCTGCCAACTCTGTCTTTCTAAAGCCAGTACCTAACGCTGCTACTTCCGTTGCTTACAATGCTCCAAGAGCGTTGACCGCCGCTGCCACCCAATTGAAGATTGGCGACAGAAGTGAAGCCGAACAATTCAAAAACAGAAGAGCCGCAGCGTCTTCAGCGTGGCAACAAGAAGCGTGGGAATATTACGACGCAATCGGTGAAGTCAAATACGCTTTCAACTTAGTTGCGTCTGTTGTTTCTCGTATCCGTCTTTACCCTGCTGTAGTTTCTAACCCGTCAGAGTCTCCTAGTCCGATTAGGAATGTCGAGTCTTATGACCAGCGTTTAGTTGCCGCAGCCGAGCGTGCCCTACAACGCCTTGACTCTGCCTACGGTGGTCAGGCTGGACTTCTAAGAGACGCAGCACTGAACCTACAAGTAACAGGTGAGTGCTACCTAAGCCAAATTCCTCAACGCCCGTCAGACGGTACACCAGAATCTTGGGATATTCGTTCCGTTGATGAAATCTCAGTAGATAGTCGTGGCAACATTGTTATTGCCCCTAGACGAGAATTGAAAACTGCTGGTGGCGGTTCTCAGAAGGGCGTTTACCTTTTGCCTAAGGGTGCGTTCATTGGTCGCATTTGGAAAGCACACCCACGCTACTCAGAAGAAGCAGATTCTTCAATGCGTGGAATTCTAGACCTTTGCTCTGAACTACTTCTTCTAAACAGAACTTTCCGTGCTACAGCAAGAAGCCGTCTAAACGCTGGTGCTCTTTACTTGCCAGACGGTCTTTCAGTTGCTGCTAACCCAGACCCAGACTTCCCATACACAGACGCGGATGGCATCTACGACGCTCCTACTCCAGAAGAGTTAGAAGACGAGTTTGAAGACCAACTTATGGATGCTATGACAACTCCTATCAAGGATGAAGATTCAGCATCAGCGGTTGTTCCACTTATTATTCGTGGTCCAGCAGAACTCGGCGACAAAATCAAGCAGTTCAAGTTTGAGCGTTCATTCGACCCTATGCTTGCTGCTCGTGCTGACCGTGTGCTTGAAAGAATTATGCAGGGTCTAGATGTCCCTAAGGACATCGTTTCTGGTCTGGCAAATGTAAAGTACTCAAACGCACTTCAGATTGACGAGTCTCTATACAAGGCACACATTGAGCCACTTATGTTGCTTATTGCTGACGCTCTTACTGTTGTTTATCTACGCCCTTACCTACTTGCTAACGGATTTACCGAGCCAGAAGTAGAGCGAGTTGTTGTTTGGTATGACCCATCACAGGTTGCTACTCGCAATGACCGTGCTGCTGACGCAGATTCAGGTTTCGAGAAGATGGCAGTTTCATTTGAGACTTGGCGTAGAGCACACGGCTTCTCTGAAGCAGAGGCACCAAGCCCTACCGAAGTTGCCTTGCGTCTGCTTGTTGAAAAGGGAATGATTACTCCAGAACTCACGGAAGCAATGCTTGGCGTTGTTGCCCCAGATGTTATGGAAAAGATTCGTGGGGCAGCACAGGCAGCACAGCCAACTCCAGCGGTTCCGGGTCTAGACCAAATGCTTCAAGGTGGCGAGCCACCAGCAGAAGGTGAGCAAGCACCTCCTCCAGCCGAAGCCCCACCTGGACTAGCAGAACCTACCGCAACTCCTGAAGCACCTGCCGAAGCCCCTGCGGAAGAAGTCCCAGCACCGATTGTTCCAGCGGATGCCACTCCACCAGACCTAGCAGAACCAGTATAGTAATAGGAAAGTATAAGATGCATAAAGAATTAGCAGAAAAACTAGCGGTCTGTTTAGCAGATACCGTTACATATAAATTTCTGGCTCAGGGGTACCACTGGAATGTAAAAGGACCTATGTTCCCTCAGTTCCACGATTTCTTCGAAGAACTATATGAAGACGCTGAAAGTGCCATCGACCCGCTTGCTGAAAACATTCGTAAGTTAGGTTATGACGCACCGTTTACTTTGGAAGATTTTTGTTCCTTGACTAATTTGCACTGTAATCCTGTCTCTGGCGACCCGATTGAGATGGCAAAAAATTTGTTTGAGGCCAATATCATCATCAAAGAATGTTTGACTAAAGCATTCAAACTTGCCGACGGTTGCAACGAGCAAGGTATTGCCGACTTCTTGGCAGGTCGCATCGACCTACACGATAAGTATGTTTGGCAGTTGTCAACTATTATCGGGGCTGACTCGATGACAATTACTAGATTGGAGTACTAATAATGAGTGAATACGATAACCCAGATTTTTTTGACCCCGTTGACGAGATAAATAAAATTCTCTCTGACGACAGACAAGCCCTACCTTCTGTCTATAAAAAAGTAGAGAAACTAGATGTTGTCGGAGAAGGCTCCGCATTAGTTGCTTCAGCAAACGAGAAAACTCTACCTAGCCGTAGAGTTGGAAGATTTGAAATGCTTGAGGTTTTGGAAAGAAGCCTAGGCAGAACTGTTCTAAATATTGCTAACCCTGGACAAAGAGTTTTCACAGCAATTAGAGAACTTTCAGATTTTGTGAATATGGCAACTACAGGTGCTCAGCCTAAAATTGCTAACGCACACAGGGACCTACTTCCAGTAGGACATCCACTATCAACTAAACAACACAACTTCAGCACAGAAGAAGTTGCTCAGGCTCGTGCTGATTGGATGTCAGCAGACCCTAGAATTTCTGAAGCGTTTAGACCGCTTGTTGCTTCTGCTTTCATAGCACCAGCATCTAGCCTCGAGCGTGAATATGTAATAGCAAAATTAGAGGCAACCAATGCCGACGAAGTACCAAGGGACATCATCTTAGGCCTCACGGCCGATGCTGACCCTTACGGCGGGGGGAACTCTTTTTTAGCCCGTTCGACGCGTGCTAAGGCACAGCGTCGAGACAGAAGAGGTAGATTTGCTTATATGGGTGGAGGAGCCAGAATCTGGCTCGGCAAGCAATTTAGTGCTAGGTCCACCCTATTTAGATTCGCTGGATACAACTCACAAAACGATTCGTTTGACCTAGAAGGTCTGCCTAACACCCCATATCAAGGAAAAGTTGTAAGCGTACCTGCTTCTAAAGTTGAAGCGATAAAAGCAATTCTTCCAGAGTTGCCTGGACTAAAAGCCCCAGCATCAAAAAGCGTAGCAAAAGACATCATTGTTGACCCATCTTCCTTAGAACTAAAAGACGCACCGACTGGTTGGACAAAAGTTTCTAGCGAGAACGGCGTTGACACTTTCCGTTCTGCCGATGGTTGGGTAGCAACTCGCTACCCTAACTCTGCTTCAGCACCTAACGAGCCTAGTATCAATAGAGTTCGTGGTGCCAATGTAGATAAGAGCATAGACCCAGACCTGCCTGTTTACCACATTGCTAAAGGCTCTAACGACGGTCTAGTTACGGACAAGCCATTTGCTGTAACTCAGAGTTGGGGTGACACCCAAGCGTTGATTTCTCGCTATGACAAGAAGACAGACCCGAAGCCAAAAGCAACTCTAGAAAAACAGCCAGAAGAATTCCTAGAGGGTTGGACAAAAGATGAAAGAGGCTACATACCAGCCGACTACAATCCTTACGGATACTACGAAGGTAGGAGAGACCCAGCAATAGGAAACGCCACCTACTCTGACCCTTGTGGCAGATTTGTTGCCGTATCGATGGCCCCTGAAGAGTTAGTAGGTCAACAACCTAGAGCAAACATAGAAGCAATAAAAAAACAGCAACAAGCCAAAATAGACAATGTTAGAAAATATGTTGATGAAAGTGGTAAGCCAGTCTCCACTTTTGATGGTGCTCAAAAATGGGATGGAGATGTAAGTAATCTTTGGAGACTTGAAAAAGTAAGAAGCGACGGGAAAAAAGAGATAGTTGGTTACTACCAAGACCTCGATGACATCGAACGAGACACTGAAATTCCAAAAGACCTTGAACAAGGAAAAGATTTCTATGAAGAAGTAATTGCCAATACATTACAGTATGGCGGAAACTCAGTTGATTTTGTTGATGGAAGTAACCCAGAGCAAGGATATCTAGTCGCCCACGAAGCAGATGTTCTAAAACAAGATGGCACCATAGGTAAGCGTGAGCAGTTAGTTAGTCCAAAAGACTTTATGGACCCAGTTGATGGCCCAAAAATTCTTCGCGATTATGTTTTGAAAAATCAAGAAAAACTTATGGAAAAAGGTTTTTATCTTGGTACTTGGACAGACACAGTTGATGTAAAAGATGCAAATGGTAAAGTCACTGGACAGCGTGAAATGGTATTCCTAGATGTCAGTGAATATGTAGAGCAATTTGACGACGCGATTGACGCTGCCGAAAAGCGTGGAGAAATTGCTATCTATGGTGCGGCTGAAGGTAAGAGTTACTACACTGCCGATGAAATGAAACGAAGAGAAGTAATTCGTAGTACCCCGAAGTTTGACGAAGAAAAAGCCAATGAAGTTCGGAAAAAAGCCGATGAAATTATTGACGAAGAAGATAAGTGGTTTAGAGATAACCGCTCGGTGTGGGAAAACTTCGAGAGAGATAACCGAATTAGCCTTTGGTCTGACACTGACGGAAACTGGGAGAGCCCTTCACCTGCTAACTTAGGTAGGTCAGAGCCAATACCAAATCCAGAGGTAGCAAAAATAAGTCCAGAAATTTATGGACACCTAAAACGCAGATTTGATGCCGATAAATCTAGAAATTCTGTATTCGAAGAGTACATTCGTTCCGTATTTGAAATGTCTGACGGTATGGACCCTGGGTCAAGGTTATTTGGTCTTGATGATAAGCAAGACTTACTTGACATTAGAAATAGATATGTCGGAGACGACGATGCAACTCTAAAAATGAATGCTAAGTTGCGTGAGGGCGAAGATGCCACATCTAGAGTAAAGAGCACCGACAGACTTATCAATAAATCTAAGTTTAAGCAAGATACTTTACTATATAGAGGTGCTTGGCTTAGCCCAGAATTAGTAGACGAAATGGGGATTGGAGACTCTTTCTTTGACAGAGGGTTTCAGTCTGCTGGACTAGATGTAGACACAGCGAACGGGTACTTAGACTTTAGAGCAGAAAAAAGTCAAGGCAAAAAGAGAGTTGTACTTAGGGTACTTGCCCCTAAGGGTATGAACGCAATACATGTCGGCGATGACGAAGTAATTATGCGTCGTAATACTAAAATGACTATAGTTAGAAAAACAGAACTAAACGGCACAACTTATATTGATGTCGACACAGAGCCACAAACGAAAGAAGAAATAAATGCCAGAATCCAAGGGCGAGTCCCACGACCTGAACCTAGTGAAAGTTCCAGCGAACTTCCAGGAAATGACGGAGGAGGAACAGATGGCTTGGGCGACGGAGGCACACCGCCAGTTAACTACAGCCCTGAATCTACAGTCGAAGGACCAGAGCAAGCCACAAGAGTAACTGACCCAAATACAGCAATCTGGGGCTCTTTATCTAATGATGTTGCAGGGGTAAGTCAAAGCGAGATAATTGACGAAGCAATTGCAATGAAAACCACTCCAGACAGGCTTATGAGTCAAGTACTAAAAGCAAATGTTGCTAAATCTTTAACGGAAAAACTAAAAGATTTAGATAACGAAGAGTTTTTGAAGATGGCAGTAGACCTCAAAATGTATTTTAAAGACGATTTATATTGGGATGATGAAAGTCTAAAAGACATAGACACCATTCCAGTAATTTTTCGCGATAAATTTAACGATAGAGCGGGGCAAACTACCTATTCCTCTAATATTCAAGGCTTAGTGACCTCTAGGCCGATGGGAGGCATTCTTCCTCAAGATTTAATTGACAGACTCAATACTGGTGAAATTTCTCGTAAAGATGCCGAGGATGTAGTCAGACTGATGAATGAGTCTGGCAAATTTGAAAACTTAGGTAAGATTATTTTTGTAAACAAAGACAGCAAAGACTACATGGGCATTTTAAGAGAGTCGGTAGTTTCCAATCTTGTAGCACAATGGGCATCAACTTCTAATGGAGGGGACCCTATGTCTCTTGCCATTCAAGACTTAGCGATTAAAGAGTTTGGCATTGACAGACCAGCCGAGTGGAAAGTAGAAGAAGAACTTAAAGACGAAATTTCTGAAATAAAAAATAATCACGAAAAATTGATTAAAAAATTCCTAAGAGCACAATACGAACTGACTCAAGAATACTTCCAGAAAAAGGGTATCTCTAAAGTAACTCTTTACCGTGGAATTAGAAACTTTATCGCTCACGATATGACAGAATCTACTTTCCCTAGTTCAAGAGGATTCACAGCAGCAATAAAACTAAGACCGATGTCTTCTTGGTCAACTAGCGAAGGCATAGCATTTGCTTTTGGAAGAGGAGCGGACTCAAAAATATTCCGTAAAGAATACGATGTCAAAGATATAATTGCCTTCCCAGGCACAGGCGTTGGTTGCTACGACGAAAGAGAAATGGTAGTTATAGGTGGTGTCACAAGTGGCGTAGATATAGCAGACCCTACAAATATCTATGATATTGCTTACAATTCTCCAGAACCAGCACCAATTACATACAGAGAAGACCAAGTCTCCCAAGAACCAGACTTACCAATAAACAACGCCCCCACAGAAGAAGAAACCTTCAAAGATTTCACTCCGATAGATATTAAGCCTTACCTACAAAAAAGAGAAGAAATTCGCAAGGAAGTTACAAAAGCAAGAAAAGAAGCAGAAGAGTTCCAAAAGTCTATTGACAGCGGGGCTATGCTATCTCTAGCCAAAAAAACCAAAGACGGTAGTTACATCCCAAACGAGACCATCATTGAGTATTACGATAAAAAGGGTAAAGACGGTAGGGCTATGTACGCCAAGGTTGACAAATGGCTAAAACTCCACAATGAGTTGCTAGATTTTGATAAAAAATTCCTAGACTCAATGTTTGACAGAGACCCTAAAGCAAAAGACCCAAGTGAAGATAAAGATGTATTTATGTGGGGTATGAGTAACCACAATAGGAGGAGTTGGTACTCTTCAGGAAACACAAAATTTAATGAAGTAGGCAATGAAGAGTGGAAAAAGCGAGCATTTTTCAGTGTTTCAAGATTGATATCGGAATCTTCACTAAAAACTGACGCTGAATTGTATAGAGGAGAGTGGCTACCAAAAGATTTGGTAGAGTCTGTTGCTGTAGGCGACACCATTTACTTCGACAACATTCAAGAACTAAGTTATCTACCAAATGTGCCTAAAAGACAATTAGATGGCACAAAGCCACGCTATAAATCTTCATATCTCGGGGAGCCTAAGGCGACATCAATAAAACTAAACTGCCCTAAAGGTACCAATGCTCTTTATCTTGGAGACCAGTCTTATAATTGGGAAAATCAAGGCGATTCTGGCTATGGTGGGTACGACCAAGCAATGACTAGGGCGGTGCTTTTACGCCCTGATGTGAAAATGAAGTTAGTAAGTAAGACCGAAAAAGACGGCGTTACTTATCTTGAATTTGATGTCGAGCCAAAAACTAAAGAAGAAATTGACAACAACATAAGCGGTCTAGTGAAACAAGGTGATGAAGAAAGTGCTTTCCAGCCAGAAATTCCTGTAAACAATGCTCCTGACACCTACATCCCAACGGGGACAGACGACGGCGGAGACGAGCCAGACCCAGACTTCTTTGAACTAGAGGGTGTTGACATATTTAAACCACAAATCTACAAGGCAGAGGTTTCAAGGAACCTTGCTGACTCCCCTGAAATGCAGGAAGTCGGCGATTCCGAAATGGTTAAACTTTCCGATTGGTTCGGCATATTACGCTCCGACGAATTGGAATGGGGAGATAACGAAGAAAAATTTATTGACAACATAAGATTGATTGAACTAAATAATGGACAGTGGTTTAGTGACTACGAATTTACTGACATTCTTTATTATATTGAACAAAACATGAAGGCTGGTGGAGTAGAGCCTTTCAAAGAAGGTAGTGTTCTCAAGAGGGTTGTAGAAAGTTATATTGATAGAGAAAACGGAGTTATCTCGGAAGCAGATTTAGCACAATTTTTTGAAGATTATAACGAACATTTTGATGTAGATTACTCCGACTCTTATCTAGTTCCAGACATTAAAGACCCTGAATTTGCAAGAATGCTTAGAGAACAAATTTGTTCAAATCTAGTCCATCAATGGGCACAAACTGCTAACAACAATCACCCTATGTCTCACGCGATACAAGATACCGTTAAAGAAGTATTTGGCATCAAAGACGCACCTAAATGGAAATTTGAAGAGTCAGTAACATATCTAGGAGAAAATAGAGGAGACAGCGTCGTTCGTCAAGTTGAAGATATTAAGAAAGAAAACAGCGAATTTTTAAACGCATTTGTCAAAGCCCAATACCGACTCACTCAAGAATGGTTTGAAGAGCGTGGGATTGATAAAATATTCCTTTATCGTGGAATTAATGATGTTCAGTCCACTGTTTCTGGTTCAGGAATGGCTGAACTTAGACCGCTATCGTCTTGGACAACTGACCTTTCTACTGCCGAAGACTTTACTCGTGGAAACCCTTCAGCAGAATCTATGCTTTTGCGTAGAGAAGTAGATGTAAAAGAGATTTTTTCCACTCCGCTAACTGGAGTTGGCTGTATACAAGAGTATGAAGTAGTCCTACTTGGTGGCAAAAAGATGGTTGACTCGGCCCAACCTAGCGAAATTAAGTGGGGTGAGTGGCCTAAAGCCCAACCAGAACTGCCAGTAAACAACGCTCCTATACTAAACTTTGCTCCAAAAGGAGGCAAAGGCGGTCTATCTAAAGAAATTGAAAGAAGACAGAAGCAACTAAAACAACAACAAGAAGAGTACGCTAAACGCCTAGAAGAGCAAGAAAAAGCCAAGGAAAATATCAAGGGTCAGGTTGAAGCAAATAGAGAAGAGTTAGAAAGACAAATTCCTCAAATCGCTCAATCGTTACCTGCCACAATAGATGACTTGTTTGACCCAAACCATCCTTTGAATGTTTTAAACTCTAAGGACATAACCCAAGAAGTTTTTGGAGTTGCTGGTAGTTCTGATATTAGGAGACCACGAAATGTTTCAGTTTTGGAGCCAGACCAAAATTGGAAAGATTTAATAAAAAATCTAGAGAGTCTTGGCTTGGCAGATGCCCAAGATATTGAAAATGAAGTAAAAAATAAATTTGATGGAGATATTAGAGTTATACAAGCAAAGAGAAAAATTGCCTCTAAATCAAGAAAAAAATTAGAAGATGCTTTAGTAGATGTAGAAAAAACATTAAAAACTATAGAAGACGAATTAATAATAAAGAATTTTGGACTTAACACACCTGGATTAAACGCTTCAAAAGCAAGGGCTGTGGCTGATATTGGCGTACGCATATCTGAATTTAAGTCTTGGGCAGAAGAGTATTATTATCAAAAAACTGGGCAAGCCTTGGCTGCTGACAACTTAGCATCCCCCCTGCGTCAATTAATTAGTCTTTTTCATTCAAATAGTCCAGAAATTATGGAAGGTGCCATATCTCAACTAAATGAAATTGGTAAATTACAAGACAGCAGAGAAAGACAGAAAGAGTACGATAGGGTAGTTGCAAAAATTGTAGTGGGAAGTTATATGACTCAAGGATTCAGGCCTTATACAAAAAGACTTGATGAACTAGAAAAATCAACCGCTGTGCCTGATATGCTAGGAAGAAAATTACCTGACAAAATGACTGAATCTCTAAAAAATAAATTAGATAATGAGCGAACAAAATATGATAGGGATTCAAGAGAATTAGGGGCTGCTAATCAAGTATTATCTAATAAAGTTTCTAAAATTATTAAAGAAAAATTAGAAGAACTGGGGGTTGTCTTCGAGCACGATGTAGAAATATTGCCAAGCGAAATAAACTACTTAGGCACTGGGAAAATAAAGACAGGTGAATTAGCGGCTGGTAAACCAAAAAGCGAGTGGTGGGAACCATCAACTAAAAATATTGGCTCACATTTAAGTGACGCTAAGTCCTACGCTTCTATCCTAACTGACGCTCTACAAGCATTCCCCAAACCAGTTGCCATGCTTTTAAAGAAATTTATAGCAGAGCACCCTGAAATTATGTTTGGTGGGGCAGAGAGAGGTTCTTGGTTTAGTACCCCAAAAGACCGAAATATAGATAAAGTTCAGCACATAGACCCGAAAGACCTACACATGAGTCTTATGCTACACGGTGCTACCCGAGAAGAGTCAGTTAATACCGCTTCTCATGAACTTACGCACATGTTGACAAGCGTAATACTTCCTCAACTACAGGCAGTCGAGTGGGCAACATTGTCCTCATTTTTAAATCAGTACGACGCAAATGGAAACATAAAGCATGACTTAGTTAATGGAAACGCTGGAGATACTTTGATAGGCGGTGAGATATCTACTACTTATGCTAATGACGCTATTTTGCTAGCAAGTTCCTCGGAAGCAGCGGTCTATACTCCAAAAATGAATACTCCTTACTCAAGTAAGTATCAACTTTTTGCTTCGGTACCTAGTATGACAACGAAAGCCATTAGAGGCTTAATGCCATACGGTCAAGGAGAGTTTCTATCTACACTAGGTGAATCGATGTTTAATGGCTCTACTCAAGTTTTTTATGGGCAACGAATAATAAACCCAGGCGACACATTGCGTATAGGATATAATGCAGACGGAACACCAAAATACTTTACAATACCAGATTCGCCAATTTTTAATACTGGAGCACTTCCAATTGGAATTGCGATATCATTACTAATGAACCAATTAGCAAAAGACAAATTAGGAGTAATATA